CCACCACCACCGCCGCCCGGCCCCATTCCGCCGCCGCCACCGCCGCCGCCCTGCTCGCGGATGGTGATGTTGATATTTCCAAGGTCTTCCATTACGCCTTCACCGTCCATTCCATTTCATACGCGAAATCATAGGAATCGCGGAGCGTAAGCCATCCCTCTAGTTCCGCGATGGCCTCGACCGTGCCGCCGCTGCGGAACAACAATGGAATCTTCATGCCGTCGTATGTGCGTTGCACCAGATACTCGCGGAGTTCCGCGACGAACTGCTGGATGCCGTGTTGCCCCGCGATGCGCTCCGTGCCTCGCTGCATGGGGTCGAGCATCCCGCGCCACCAGACAACGATATCCACGGCGGTTCTGACCAGCCCAACGCCGGAGTTCGGGTGTACGGCATTGTCTGCGCCGGGGATGATCTGAATGGCGTAAGGCCCGACCACCTCGTCGATGCGAGCCTCCACGATGTACACCGTGTCGCCGTAGCCGCGCTCCGACATCCATGCAGCCAGATCGCCGCGCATGGTGTACATGATGTCCGGTACGTTAGCCATTCATCGCTCTCCGCATCTGCAACTGCACCTCTACGCGCTGCGCCTCGCGTGCGCTCCCCGTGGTGATATAGATCGCCTGCGCGAGTGCCTTCTCGTCACCGAATGCGATAGCAATAGACCTCGCCATCGCGAGCGTGCGGTCGGCTTCGATGACGGGAATGTTCGCAGCAAGGCCCATTGCGGTATCCGGGTCGAACTCGTTCGGCATCCGCCCGTAGGTCGCAAGGAACCTAGCGGATGCCCTTAGACGTTTCCCGCCTTTTCCATCGCCTTCGTCATCCGATGCCACGCGGCGATGATCTCGTAGTCTGCGAGTTTGTCCGCGAGTTCCGGCGTTCGTGCCGCCTTGCGAATCGCAGCGACAATGTCCTCGCTGGTTGGAGTCGCATCCGCGACGATGGCCTCTCGCATCGCAGCCAGCACTTCCATGTACTGCACCACGAGTTTCCCACCGGGAAACGTGACTGCGAACAGATACGGGTCGTTGTCGTCGTTTAGGTCGATCATGGCGCAGGAGTGTAGACCCACGGATCAGAGACGATTCCGGTAGACGGAACCTTGAACCACGTCGTTCGGAATGCAAGTGTCAGAACCCGTTCGCGGTTCCCCCATTGCGAATCCCCGACGAACTCCGTCTGAACGTAGACGTTGCGGAAAACCCAGTTGCTGGTATCAGCACCGAGGAGACGAAGCGAGATGAGTCGATTCGGCGTGTCCGTCGTTCCGACGATCCGTGCGCCGGGAATACTGTAGTCCTGTCCACCACGGACGTAGGACAACAGGCTGGCGAAGTTGGTTTCATCCCACTTGACGAGAGCGCAGGAAATCCGCGCCTCGCTTCCGGTCAGCACGATTTCCTCCGGCACGGCTCCGGATACGCTCGTCTTGATTTCCTGCTGATGATCGGTGAACTGGATGGAGGGGAGATTGTCATTGTCGGCATACCCAAGATCCAGCCATCCCGTGCCTGTATTGGCAAGGATGTACTGCACGATGGTCGGGCCGGGAACTTGAATCGTCTTCGCCATGCTACTGGCCTTTCAAAACGGCCTTTAGGCCGAGATAGATGCTTCTACCGAACGACAGCATATCGTCCCGCGTCGGCAGAATGAACGGACGAGACGGCACGGTCACGCCTTTCCATGCCATCTTGAAATCCTTGTTCCGAGTCAGTCCCTCTGCGATGGGATTTTGCCCTGTACCGTGACCGCGCTTTCCCTTCTTTGTGAGTGGGATGTAGTTCGGCCCCTTGGTCTTGAAACCGCGATCCTGATACAGCCCGTACCTGTTGCCGAGCATTCCAAGCCGGATTCGCGTTCCCGTGCTGGTGGCGGTGGCTCCGAGACTGCGTGCGAGATCGCCTGTATCGCGAAGCGGCTGACCGCCTGCACGGAACGAAGTCGTCTCCACCAGATACTCCGTCTCCAACTTCTTGCGACGGATGACCATGAACACGTTTTTGCGGATCCTGCGCCGCGTGGTCACGATGCTGGTCTTCAGTCGTGTCCCTAGCACGCCCTTCTTCTGCCGTTTGGTAGTCCACGTCTGCGCCGTGATCGTCTTCAACGGCTTGTGCTCGACAGCCGTTCCACCCGGCCCCCGTCCCATGTTCTGCTGGATGTGTTCTTCCATCCATTCCGCAGCGACAGCGGAAATCCCCTGCAGCACGCGGGGATCCTTGAGGGCCGCTTTGACCTTCGCGGCCCACGCGCTCACGGATACACCGTCCCCCGGCGTGGCGGGAAGAACTGCGAGTTGCTCGCCTCGTTGTACCAGTAGAGATTCGACGTGCTCACGGCTACCGCCTTCGGTGTTCCGGCGGCGATGTTGCCAGCCACCGAGCCAAACAGCATCTTGCCGTCACGCAGACCCTCCAGATAGGAATAGGACTGCTTGATGCGCTGTTCGATTGCCGGAGTGAGTTTCGCACCACGCCGCTGAAACAGGAACTCCGTTGCAAGATCGACCACCAGCGCAACCAGCAGCGGATCATGCGCCGCCGCAAGGGCGTTGATCTCGTCGTCGGAATAGATGTTCCCGACCTTGATGTAGGCTCGCACGCTTGCCGTGCCGCGCTCAAGTGCCGCGTCCGTCATCGGATTCGGCCCCGGCATCGGCACGCCGCCATCACCGCAGAGTTGAGCGATGATGCCCTGATCCAGAGCGTGTTCCAGATCCGCGTAGTCTGCGTAGGGCATTGCGTCTCCATCGTGGCCGGGGGGGGACAAGCCCCCCCCGGCTACGCAAGGGGAGAAGATGGCGAGTCAGTCACCCCGGATTACGGGGTGACATCTTGGATGAGGTAGCCGCCGACCGGGGCGACGACAGCGGCAACGCTGTTGTCGATCACCCGGCCTTCGATACGACGGTTCATCGGATCGTTGAACTGCTCGACGGTCATGTCCTCGTATGCGAAAATCTGGCAGGTCGAGAACGACGTTGCGCCCTCCACGCCGACCAGACCACCCGGACGCGACACGAACACGGCACTATCACCGAAAATGTACTCGCTGGTGAGAGAGGCCGCGCCCTTCTTGCTCGTCACCTTGACCGAATCGTCAACGACGACATCGCCAAGACCGAACAGCGTCGAGGGGATACCCCAGCGGCTGAACGTGTCGGAACCCTGCAGGAAGTTCAGAGCCTGCGGATAGTTCTTGACGTACGCCTTGACCTCTGGAGCCTGCGAGATGACCTGCGCGACGGTCGGGCTAATGACCATGATCAACTGGTTCGGGGCAACCGCTCCACCCGTCGAGAGGCTGACCTGCCGCATGACGGCTTGGATGCTCTTCTGGATGTAGCCGTTTGCTTCCGAGGAGTTAGCCCACGAACCCGCCGAGATCGGAGAAGCGGTCGGATCCGCAACGAAGTTGCTTCCCCAGTTGCCCGTCGCCGTCAGGACAGACGCAGCGCGGTTCGTGCGCGAGGTCATCGCCAACTGCGCCTTACTGCGAGCGTGCTGCGCGACGACATCCCACGCGGCCTGCTGCGTGGTCTCCTGCGGGATGTAGAACGGGAACGCAAACCGCTGCGTGGAATACTGCACGAAGTCGAAAGCGTTCTGCTTGCCCGTCGGGCGGTCGTTGCCGAGCGGCCACGCGAACTCACGATCATTCGTGAGCCGCACGTTGTCGGGAACGTCCTGACGGAGATAGAAACCCGTCATCTTGGTGACGGGGACGATCTGCGCGTAGCGCGAGATCGCGAAGGAGTTGACGCTGCGGGTGAACTCCACCTGCAGCGCACCAGTAGCGAGATCATTGGTGGACGGGATGTACGTCGAAAGTCCACCACCGACGACTGAGAATGCCATGTTTGAAAGTCCCTTCTAGGAATCAGGGGTGAACGATCACGGAACGACGCGAGTACCGATGCGGAAGGCGCGGATGATTTCATCCTCGCTACCAGCCTCTAGCGCGATGTAGTAGCACACCTGCGCGGTGGTTCCGACGACGGCCCTGCCGTTTGCGTCGGAGGTCAGCAGGTTTGCGATAGCCGCGCCGCCTGAGCCGAGTTGCACCTGCACGGTGTTGGACGGCTGCAGCGTGATCTGACGGCCAGCAATCGCGTGCGCGGTCTGATCGTACTGATACACGCTGCCGTCCGTAACGCCAAGAATGTTGTCGGACGCGGCGTTGGCCGACTGCCCGGTGAACGGATTTGCGGTGTTGAGTTCCACGAAGCGGAACGGATTGATCGTTCCGCTTGCGGTGAGATTGGGGGTGAATCCGAAGTCTGCCATGTTTTTTTCCTTACCGCTGCTTCATGCGGTTGTTGATTGCCTTGCGGAACTCCTCCGGCTTCCCGGCGAACTCGCGGACGAGATCACCGATCTGGCGGGAGTCGATGTCGCTTTCGGGAAGTTTGGCGCGGCTCATGTCGATGCGAACACCCATCGGGTCGCGTGCGAAGAGTTCGCGCCAAGTGTCGAGCAGAGCGGCGGGATCGACGCTCGCGGACAGTTCGGAGATGAGTTGCGGACGACGGTCGGTCGGGATGCGATATCCCTCCTGCTCCATCGCGTCGAGTTCGCGGCTGAACTTCTCGCGGCTGAGTTCGGCGCGGATCTCCGCGAGTTCACGCGCCATGCGGCGGTTCTCGCGACGGAGAGCGAATACATCCGGACGACCACGACGGCTCGCCGTGATCATCTGATCCTCCTCTTCCTCCTCATCCTCATCGCCGTGGGAGTCGATGTCGATGTGGATTCCATCGCCGTCGCCCTCCTCCTCCGCGAACTGCTGCGCCAGCATGTCGTCCGCGTCCATCGTCTCCTTGGTGTCGTTCTCCTCGCGTTCGTGATACATCATCTCGTCCTTGTCGTCCGCATCGTCGGCAAACCGCTTCTTGAACTCGCTAGCGAGTTCCTCCAGCGATGCCTTCAGCGCGGACATCTCGCTGCGGATGTCGTTGTCTGCCATCTTGGTTTTTTCCGTTCCGGGGACGAAAGTCGATAGACCGCCGCCGACCGTCCCCATGTCGAAGCGGAGTGATCTGCTGAAGGTCACGCGCTCGCCCTTGCGAGCAAAATGCGTGTCGGGAAGCGGCCTGCGCGGGGTCTCGCGACCCAACAGCGCGACCTCAGATAGATGATTGTGATCCTGCCAGATTTCCGCGCTGCGGCGCGGGAATGCGTTCGTCGCCAGCAACTTGTCGAACACGCCGCGCTCGACCTCGCAGTCACCGACGATGTAGCCGACACCATCGCGATCCTGATACGCGATGTTCGTGAACCGACCGACGGAGGACTTGGGTTCCTTGCCATCGCGTTCGTGCATGACGACGAGTCGCGGATAGGAACCCTTTTCCATGTATCGCTGCGTGCTGGCAACGATGTCCTGCACGCGCTCGTTGGTGAACGCCTTCAGTTCGTCGTCGTGATCGCCGTCGATGTTCGGGTCGTACGCGCAGAACACCTCAAGATCGTGAATGACGATCTTGTCTCCTGCGTCGGTGATCCGGTGCGATGGTTGAGACATTTGCGCGTTCATCGTATCAGCCGCTGATAAATCCGGGATCGGGAACGAGACCTTTGTCAATCAATGTCTGCCGCTGTCCGTTGTGCCGTCGGATGGCCTCAAGGTCGGGATTTCCCTCCTCGTCGCACCAGCCTGCAGCAAACGCCTTGGCAATCGACACGGGCGACCAACTGCATCGGCAGTTGAACCCCAGCGGGGCCGGGATCCCGTACGAGTCGATCTGATCGGTCGTCGCGATGAACCCATCCATCTGCCGATGGGTGTCACGGGTGCGTCGATCCTTCGTCGCGTTGAATCTCATCAACGGCACGAACTTCCTGACGACGGGATCGCGGCAGATGTCAAGACGGCCCTGCGTCTGCGCCCGGTTCAGATTGGTGCGAAACACCGTCTCCAGCCGTGCTGCGGTCAGGTCGGTTCCGGTCGCGAGCGTGGCCTGCTCCACGAAGTCTCCGACCCCTAGCCGCTCCAACCGCTTCCCCGCCACCGACTGCGTGACCTCTCCCCGGATGGTCTGCGCGAGCAGATCCCGCGTCTCCTCCACCTGCTCCTGCGTCATGCCTGTCACGAAAAACGACCCCTGCACCGCCGCCTGCACCCCCGGCGTGCGGCGCACCTCGACCTCGCGGGGTAGCGTACCCTTCCGGGGTTGCGGCTTGCCCTGCACCAGAGCGCGGAGGGCCGGGCTGCGCTCCAGAATCGCCTCCAGAGCGTTCGCCGCCTCGTCGTCACGCATTTCCCCTGCGGCCTGCAGCGCGTGTTCAATCAATGCGTCCCATCGTTCCCGAGTCATCGGCAGCAGCCGGACGTATCGCTCCACGACCTCGCGAGCCGGGCCGGGGTCGAACCTCATCGCCACGTCGAGCGCGGCATCCCCGACGCGCACCCGCTCATCCAATCGGACGAACGTGATCCGGGGTTCCGGCATGGGGACGTTCGCTCCCGCCGCCTTGAGGGTCGCGGTTGCACCCTCCGCCCATGACACCAGCAGCAGGGCCGCAGTCACCTGTTCCCATGCGTCCCATTCCTCCGTGCTGTCGCGGTTCTGCACCTGTAGGGCCACCGCTGCGCGGTAGGCGGATTCCCCGGCCTTTAGGAGCGTTGCGACTGCTGGAGGGGTCTGAGAGGCCATTACCAGAGAGAACGCCGCTGGAAGGCTTTAGGCGCGTCCGGCGCGGGGGGCTGGCCCTCCGGGGCTTGCCCCGACTCCAGCCACCCGGCCACGGTTGTCGGATCGCCCGACCCGCCGCCGAGCGTCCGCTCGCCTTCGGAGGGCGCGGACAGGCCGAGCAGGTCGCGAACCTCAGATTCCGCCACGCGACCGCCGAGTTCCACAAACGCCTTGATCGCCTCAAGCCTCTCCTTCGGATCGGGACGCTCCGGCGCGAACTCAAAGCGCAGCAGGCTGGCCTGCTCGTCGGACGCTCCGAGCATCCTTGCGACGACGCGCACGAAATCGCAGGTCATGCTGTCCGCGAGCGCGTCGGCGTGATAGCGGATGATGCGCGACAGCGTGTCGGCGTGCAGGCTCGCGACACCGGATCCGAGTCCGGTGCTGCCCGTCTCGCTGCTCAACGACTGACCGAGGATCGCCTCCTTGATCTTGCCGCTGAACCAGTTGACGAGTTCCATGAACACCTGAGCGCGACCAGCGTTCGGTTCCTTAATGTCGATGTCGTAAATCTTCTCCGTCCCGCTCTGCGGCAACAGCACGCTGTTGTCGTTGGTCAGGTTGGACAGGACGTTCTCCATCATCGTCCGCCCCTGATCCTGCCCGAGCGGGTAGTAGCCGACGCGAATACCCATCGCGTAGCGTTCCGCGTAGGTGATCGCGTCCTGCAAAATCTCCTGCTTTGCCAGCCACATGAACCAGCACACGTCACGCGCTCCGACTCCACGGTAGATCGACTCCGTGCTGTTCGGATCGTTGAAGTCGGGCGCGTTGATGAACACCCGGTGCAGGATGATCGCCTTGCGCTCCGATTCGGTGAAAATGTGGACGCGGCTGTCGAAACCGATGTTCTGCGCCGAAGGCCCGTGCGCCGAGTAGTCCGCGCCCACACGCATCGCGAGGTTGCCGCGCTGATCGTACGCGAGCGTGTCTGGGTGGAACGGGAACCACTCGCGCACCGCAACGCCTAGGCGCGAATCCTTCATGTAGACGAGATTGCACGCTGCGTTCCCGTACCAGACCGCCTCATGCATCGCTCGCACGAAATCGGAACGACGTGGCATCGCGGCGAAGATCGCACCGATCCTCTTTGCGTACTGCATTGCCTCGTCGTTCTCCTCGTCGTCGCACGCCACCGTCCACTCCAGACTCGCGAGCGTGACCTGCAGGGATCGCAGGACACCTTCGATGTCCGCGTCCGCACGCATCATCTGCTGGTACTGCGGGTTCAGCCTGTAGGCAAGGCTGCTGTTCCGCAGCAGTTTGTCAGCCGTCGTGAAGAACGACCGCTGCAGTTCGACGGCGGTGGCGAGCGGCTGCGTGATGCCGCGCTCGACCGGAGGCTTGAGCGGCTTGCGCGGTCGCTTTTCCGGAGGCAACCCGTTCGTGAGAGGATTGTCGGATGCCTGCGACATCAGAACGTACCGCTGAGGGATCCGGCGAGTGCGACGTTGATGCTATACGACCAGCGGATTTCCGTTGCGGCGAGGCCGATGCACTCAAACGCAGGGCCACCGCTTGCTGCGTCGATCACCAGATTCGCGTTCATCGCGGCGTTGGTCTCTCCGAGAACTGTTTTGGTCGAGGCGACAATGACCATTGGAGCGGCTGGAGCGACCGAGCCAAGTCCAGCAGACCTTATATACCCTTGGAATAGGTATGCACCGCCTACTGCTCCCGTCGCCGTAGTCCCCGTCAGGATCGCGGAAAATCCAAACGACGCATAACCCAGCGTCAACCCCATTCCCTGCGCCCGGCCTGTTAGTTCCGAGAGGAACAAAAGATTCGTAGCCGTAGCATCCGTCGTAGTGATCGTGGATGACGGATAGACCAAATCCGCCTGCACGGTGGTGGATTCGTACGCTCCAATCCGCTTGGCCCACAAAATCTCCCCGTATTGTGCGTTCTCACACGCCACGAAATACGCTCGTTTCGTTCCGGACAGTTGATCAATCGCAGCCTTTTCAACGGTTCCGGCGTTTCCGCAGGACAGGACATCTCCGGCAACAATCTGTACCGACGGGCCGCAGGTCACCTGCACGAACTCGCCATTCTGCAGCACCACGGGATCACCCGCGTCTGCATGATTGTTGGAGCGGAACGACCGCACGCTGCCATCGGTGATTCCGATCACCGCGTCGCTGGGGTCACCCGAGGGGAAATGCTTCACGGAAAAGGCTTCCGCATCCTGCATCTTGACGACGCGGAACGGAAGCACGGCCTCTGCCGCGATGAAGTTCGGTGTGTTTCCTGCGGTGCTCATGTCAGTTTCCTTCCGAGCGGGTCATGCTCGCCTTGCCCTCGCTCCAACGCTTGAACAGGTTGACGGTGTGCTCTCGCCCGACCTTCGCGGCCAGAGCGGTCAGGGCTTCGTCCTTGGCGGGATCTGCGATGTCGGAGGTCGCGCCGATGGCGAACGCCTCTGCCTCGCCGGGGCGGGAAAAAGACCCGCCGCGCTCATACACGCTGCCATCGTTCGCTACCTCGCCCTTCCAAATCTCTACCGTTCCCGCAGGGTATGCACCACGGGGGTGGGCAGGATAAAAGCCAATCACCCACGCCTTTGAGCCTACGCCCCGTGCCTTGATGCGACGAATCGCACTTGTCGCAGCATTACGGGCGGGACCGCTCATCGTTTCCCTGTCCTCCGTACCGTCGGGAAACACATAGCGAACCTCAATCTTCGCATATGAGCCATCAAGCGTCGCCATCTCTGCCTTCGCGCCGGGGCGGGAGAAGCCAAGCGAAGTCAGTTGCTTACGAAGGCGGTTCAACTCCTCGTGCAACCGTTCCATGCGCGGGACGCGCCCCGCAAGACTTGGCTGGTTGTCCAAGCCCGCAAGTTCCCCTTCGATTTCACCGATGCGCTTCCGAATCGCAGGGGCCGTCACATACTTTGCGACTTCGGCGGCGTGATCGCGCTTTGCCTTGTCCAAAGCCGCCTGCGCTCCTGCCTGCGTGTTGTATCGGCCACCAAAAGTAGTTCCCCGCGCCGTGTCCATGAAAACAAAGTAGCGAACGGGCTTCCAATCGTTTTTCCCCGCTTCGGTTGTCCACGGAACCGCACCGCCACCCGACACCTTTTGTCCCGTGTGAATGTTCTCGTAACTCAGGGACTCGACTACGCGGGTCGTTTCCGTCCAATGCGCGAACTTCGCCTTGCCGCCGGGGCGGGACATCCGATTCACAGGACGCGAGAGTTCACCCGCGAGCGATTTGATTGTCTTGCTCATGTTATTCAGCAAACCCTTCGCCGTTTCGTAGTCCCTTATGCCCAACGCACGGTTGAGAGCAGTCGCCCATGTCACGAGGATATTCGCAGCATTCTGAACATCCTCCGCAAACTCTTCCTCCGTTCGTCCCATGCTCGCCTTCGCGCCGGGGCGGGAGGACAACAACTTTCCCCTCATCATTACTCGACCCCCCGACCCAGTCAACTGATAGTTGCCCGTGGTGTAATAATCCAACGAGTAGACCGCACCCTTTGGGCCTTCAAGTTTGTAATCGCCAATCCAATGTCTCGGATTGCGACGGATGACTTCTTGGGTTGCTTGCGGCTTTTGCTCAATGGTTGATTGGTAAACGATCTTCATTCGTTGACCGTTTCCCCAAACCACATAATCGCCTTCTACCTTCGCGTCGGTGTAGTCAAACCTCGCCTTCGCGCCGGGGCGGGACATCATTCCCTTGCGCTTCAAGATGACCGCCGCCGCAGAGCGAACTGGTTCCGTCACATAGTCGAGGAGATGTTCCGCATCGTCGGAAAACAGTTCGTTGTATACCTCCCCGTCGCTGATGCCGTAGTGCGACTTGATGTTCTGCACAACCTTATTCGCAAGTTGGTAATCGGCGTTCCCCAACACCTGCAAAAGCCTGCGGTTGTTTTCTCCGTTGCCGAACTTCGCCTTTGCGCCGGGGCGGGAGAATGTTCCTGTGCGCGAATAGTTTTGCGCGAGGTACTTGGCGAGCCACTTTCGTGCGCCTTTTTCAGATTTCAGGGTCGGCGTATTCATGCTCATCAGTTGCTCGCCGCCGTCCGCGTAAATCGCGCTGACAAACGGCTGAAATCCAAGGCCATCCCCGCTTACCCAAATTCCTGCGGTGTACCGCGTTCCCTTGGGGCTTGTCCAATGATCCAGTTCCATCCGACGATCAAACTTCGCCTTCGCGCCGGGGCGGGAGAAGCCATCACGATTCAGCCGTTCCACAAAACCGTAGATGTCGCGACTCCATCGCGGGGCAATCTCGGGCATTTCAGCAATGCCCCATTGTCCATTGGTGCGAATGGCGGTCACGCTGCGCCCGTCCTTGAGGATCAGCGGAACCTTCGTTGTATACGGGTCAATCCGAACGCCTGAAACGCTCGGGTCGATCTGTGCAAACGCTTCCTTTGCGCCGTTCTTCGATGCCATGTCTGAGCCTCTGCCCGTTCGGGCGGCTTGCGTCTTGTTGATCTGCTCGACCTTGCGAGCGGCCCACGCCTTCCCCGCGTCTCCTCCCCACAGGAGCCACGCGATATAGCCTGCGTCATCCTCTCCCCCGGCTTGGTTCCCCTCGTGACGCGAGAAAAACGAGTGCATTCGCTTTACCGTGTCAGGCGACAGGTTTGAGCGGTTCTTGATGTCGCGAGCGCGAGCCACGCCTACAGCGGTTCCGCCGCGCCCGTGTTCCTCGCGCAGTCTCAGACCGCGTTCAGCGTTCGCCGCCATCTCTGCGGTCGGCTTCAGGTCGATGTCCGAAGAAGCAAACCGTGCGCGAGACATTCCGACGCTTACACCGTGGAACTTTCCTTCGCAAACGCAGTCGCAGTTCGGCCCCCTTGCATTGCGGCACTTCGCTCCGCACATCGTCTGCTTTTCCTTTCGCTCCCACTTGATCACACGGTCAATGGCCTGCGGAGGTGTCGCGTTTGTGACAAGGTAGGCAAATGCAGAACTAGGAGACCAGTTTTTCTCCGCATTCGCCATTTCCGCCGCGTACTGCGCTTCGGTCATCTCGCCGCGCTCGACCCTGCGGTGCTTCCAATGCCCCAAGGTCGCTAGATGGTCTGCCTTCTGTTCCGCAACGGGGATGCGATCCCTGTCAGGAATCTGAACGGGTTTCGTGCCGTACTTGATTGTGAATCCGTCACGGCGATTCGGAAACAGTTCCGCAAACATATAACCGGGAATCTGTCGCAACTGGTTGGCGGGAATCTCCGTTGCGCCGACGAAATACTTCGTTTCGGTTCGTGAGAAGGTGTGACGGTTTTCGCACATGAGCGGAAGTGTATCAGGAGAAGAACGGACGTTTCACTCCCGCCTTGCCAAACATCCGCGAGATCGCATCGGGGCGTTCGATACGATTGACATTCATGTCTGCCTTCGTGAGCGTGCCGCGTGTTGCCTCCGCCACCATGTCAACGACTACGTCCACCGTGTCGTCGTGCGCTCCGGCGGGGAACGCGAGCATCTCGTCAATGACGGGCTGAAACGCTGGCTGCACGGCTCCGGTGTCGTCGGTCGGGAACATGAGTTTCCCGGCCTGCACGAACGGCTGCGCCCCCGTCGCTCTCAGGTGCTTGTCGTTGACGCGCTCGACCGCCACCATCGGTTGGTGCGTCATCTCCGCGAACTGGTCGAAAATACCGCGCTGAGGGCCGTTGGCCTCCGCTAACACGACCGACGCGCCGCGCCGCTCCAGCAATGCCGCCGCCTGCCTCGCGAAGGCCGGGAACGGCTCGCGGATCCGCAGGATGTCGGTCAGGTACAGTTTGCGGTCTGGGCCGACCTCCCCGACGATACAGACGCTGTAGTCGGGATCGTCCCGGCTCTGCTCCTTTTTGCCGTACCCCCAATCCACCGCCGCGATGCACCGGGCGTTCCCCGGTCGCTGGCCGGGACGGTAGTACCCCAGCCACTCCGGTCGGAACACCAGCAGGTCGCTCGACAGCGGGACGAGTTCGTAGGCGCGTGCGTAGGCCATCGCGCCCATGTCGTCACGGCGTGCCTTCAGCACCTCCGGCGTGAACACCTCCGGCCACGGTGACAGCGATTCGGTGCAGGGTCGTCGCAGCAGACTGCCGTCGGCAGCGTGGGAACTCCTCCAATCCGCCGTCACGTCGTCCGTGTGGAACGGCGTAGCCGTCTTCCAGACCCGTGGCTCGTTCGCCGCGCTGGGGTCGAGCATCGGCATCCAGATGTTCGCGACGGACTCCTTGACCTGCTGCCGGAGCGCAGGCTGCAGGACGGCGTTCCGCAGGTCGCAGATGTCATCAAACCACAAGACATCCGCACGGCCTCCGGTGCGCCCGAAGATGCCGGACGCGCTGACGCTGGGGTCGCGGCCCCGGACGATGCCCTTGGCGGTCACCGTCCAGCCTGTCACGGTGTCTTCCCCCGCTCGCAGGCGTACTGCCGGGAAGACGGCGCGGTAGATATCGGATCTGACGATTTCGCGCACGAAGCGGCTGGTTGCGGTCGCTGCGTCGTCGGTCTGCGAAATGACCTTGATGCGTGCGTCGGGCCGGATCCCCAGCCACCACGCGATCAGGTAGGCGATGGTAGAGGTCTTCGCGTGGCCGCGAGGGAGTTCGGCGTACCACGAAAGGTTGGTCAGCGCGTGTGAGACGAGTTCACGCTGCAGGTCGGACGGCGTGCGCCCGAGCGCGAGCGCGAGCCACGCCAGAGGGTTCTCGCGTGCGGCCACTACCGCGTCGGCTGCGGTCAAAGTCGCTTTCGCTTGGCCTTTGCGGGGCATAACGGCTTGGCCTGTAGGGCGGCAGCAACCGCTGCCAGTTGGGAATCGGACACCGACGACGAGATTTCCACGCGGTCAGTCGCCATGTCGGCATCCAGCCGCTTGATCCGGTCGTACTGCACGGCTGCATCCATCCGTTGCCCGGCCAGATGCATGAGGGCTTCGGTGGCGCGGATCCGGTCGCGTGGCGATGCCTCCTCGTCCTGCGCGATGTTCAGCAGGTCGATTGGGATGGTCGCGTAGGCCGTCTCCGGGATCTCCCATCCCTGATAGACGGCCTGCTCCAGCACCCGCAGGTGCTGCCGCTGCTCCCATCGCTTTGCGGGGTCGCGTAGTCCCCCCACACCCCCGGCGTTGGTGGTGTCATCGGTCATGCGGGAATCCTATCACCGTGGACGCAATATGACATCGAAACCTGCCTCATTCGCCATGCGGATCGCCGTGCTAAACGACGGTCGGCGGGTTCCGGTCACGGTGTCGTCGTCTGCCAGCAGGCATTGCGCGTTGTGCTGACTGCAGATTTCGCGCTCGACGCACCGCTTGATGAATGCGTATCGGCTTGTCCCCTGCCTGTCGAGTTGCTGCCGAATCGCGGCCTTCCAATCGGACGGGTCGGTGATCTCAAGATGTCGCTTCACTCTGATTCTCCTGTTCTCGTCGCCACTTCTCCAGACTGTCCCGTTGCGGCTGGGTGGCTCGCCGCAGGGCTTCGATCCTGCCGGGCGCGATGGATAGGCTTACGGCTACGTCGAGGATCGCGTCAGCCCGTTCCAGAAACGACTGCGCCTCGCGCAGGTTGTTCTCGCGAACGCACTCTGCGGAGGCGACGGCGTACTGCGCCGCCATCCCCATCACGATGTCGGTCTCGTAGCGGGTCACGCCGCACCCCCATTCAGTCGGATTCCGATCCATCCCGCAATGTCCGCAGCGTCACATTCAAGGACGTAGTGATAATGAGACTCACGCTCCTCGTGAGAATCCAAATCCATTTCGGCAATGGATTCGGCATCAACGCGGTCGAATCCGAGCGAGACGATGTGTTCGACGACTTCGGTGTGCAGAGCGGAGAGGGTCATGGTCGATTTCCTTTCGGGTTTGGGTCAGGCGACGTGCCTGATGAAACGATGATACGTTGTGTCGGCGTAGGGTGCAACCCCGCTGCACAAGATTTTTGCCGGATTGTCAAAAAAGACCCACGCCGGGGGCGGGTGCTCCCCCGGCGCGGATCGGCCCGGTCATCGCAGGTCGAGGCGGAACCCGCGTACCCCTAGGCTGGCTCCCGGAACGGTCTTTCCGGCCTCCAAGGCTGCGCGGATGCCGTCCCTGTCGATTTTCTCCGTCACGACCGGGATCCGGTATGTCTGCGGGATCGCGTCGGTGTCTGCGATCAGGATAGGCGGCTTGCCTCCGTTCTGTCTCACCGCCAGCCGGAACCGCTCCGTCTCCACCTTCGTCTGCCGGGTGGCTTGCATCGCCTGCATGAGCGCGTTTCGCAGCCTGTCCGCCAGCGAGGCATCGGACGCGGATAGCGCGATCAACCGCTGCGCCTCCTCCTTCCGGGCCTCCGACCGCACCTCGCACACGCGGATAAGGGCCGCATAGGCATCGGCCTTCGCGTCAAACGCCTCCGCGAGTGCCGCGATGTGTTCCTGCATCGCATCGGCAGTCTCGCTGCCGTTGTCGCCGTGCTGGTCGAATACATCCAGCAGCCGCTGCATCTCCTCCGTGATCGCGTAGAGGCTCACCGCTGCCCCTCCTTCCGCCGCTGCGCCTCAAGCGCACGCAGGTGCGCTTCCATCATGCGCTGCAACTTGGAGAGTCGGAACTCGCACATGATGATCCCGATGAACATCCCGATGTAGACGAGGATGAAGAAGCATCCGATCAGTTCGTAGAAGGCGTTCAAAACGGAATCTCCTGCTCCTTGCGGACGCGCTTGAGGGTAGGCGGCACGTCGATCTGCACGGCCTCCGCGAAGGGCTTGTCTCCCTTGGTGTTGAACTTCCATGTCAGTTCGATCCGATCATCGACGGCGAGCGGCATCATTCCCGCGACGGGAACGGACACCCAGCAGGATCCCTGCGTAGCGTGCCTGCAAAGCACGGCGTTCGTCTCGCCTCGCGGCACGATCTTCTCCACGATCACCACGTCCTTGCCGCTGTCCGGCCATGACTTGGCCGGAGGCCGGGCCGCGCCTGTCGGTGCGTTGACAGGGGTCGGATCGAACACGTCACGCTGCGGTGCGCGGACGGCTGGACGCTCGACCTTTGCCTCGCGATCCTCCTCCGCGTCGGTGTCGTCGTCTCCGGTCAGCAGGCACATCGCGGCCAGCGCGTAACGCCGCAGGTACGTCACGCACGCGCCGAGGTTCTGCGCCGTGGCCTTCTCCGCGATGTTCATCCCGACCGTGCTGCTCATCCACTCGCCGCTGGTGTGCGCGATCAGCGTCGTGACGCTGACCCTCATGTCGTCGCTGTTGACTCCCTGCGAGATCACCAGCCCGTTCCGGGCAAACGGCTCGCGGATCGCGTCTATATGGCTTCCCAACGATGCGTAGCGAAAGCCCTTGAAATGCGGATGCGCCTTGTCAAGCGCGGGATTTCGGATCTCCTGCTGCGCCTTGGCGATTGCCGCAACCAACGCTCCGATGCTCTGACTCTGCTGCATGGTCTTCTCCTTGCAGTTCCTTGCATTCACGGGCGCGAACGTCGCGCCCTTCGACACTATAGCCTTTCCCGGCGTAGGTGCAACCCGTGCGTGTCACGATTTCGGGATGCCGCCGATGTCTATTCCCGCTCCGGGCGGCTGGCCCGGCTCGCACCATCTGCGCTCGACGCGGAGGACGGCGACCTGCCTGTCGTTCGCATACGCGATCCCCGCGAGCGCGTCGCACACGCCCCGAGCGATCTTGTCGGCATCCGCGTATCCGGGTCTCTGCGGCAGGTTCCCGCGCAGCGTTCCGTCCTTCCGGTAGTGCGATGCGGGGCGCACCCATCGCGCCACGATCTCCAGCGTCACGTCCCCGGTGAACATCGGGATGCCGTGCGCCATTGCCGCCTCCGCGACGGCCTGCCGCCACGGACGGATCCGGCGGCTGGCCTCCATCATGGCGGTGCGACCGTTCCGCAGGCGGACGATCCGCTTGCTTCCTTGCGTGGCAACGTCTCCGATCACCTCAAGGTGGTGCATCGTCTCAGAGATTGAACCGCCGCTTGTGGTTGAGGATGAGCGAGACGCAGGATTGCGAGACGCGCATTTCGGCTGCGATGGCCTTTTGCGGGACTCCCTGCGCCTTGAGCGTTCGGATGCGCTCGACCTCATCCTGCGTCAACCTTCGACGGCGGGGTCGTTGGTCGGTCATGCCGGGGGAGCATACACGCCGGACGGCCTGCGCCGTCCCCGATCTGCGGCTTTCGTCGCCAGACCCGGATCAGGCGTGCGTGCGTCGATACCCGGCTGGACGGCCTCATCGCGCCCGTCCACTCCAGAAGCGGCGACCGGAACACGCCCCCGGCGGCGTTGCCGAGGCCGTCGTAGGCAAGCCCACGCCGCTGCATTTCAGCCGCCACCTCGTCGCTGGTGACCTCGCGCCCGTGGGCGGTCAGTTCGATGGCGATGGCCTGCGCCTGCGCCAGCAGCGTGCCTCTGGCATCGCTGGCACGGTCGATGCCCTCGTCCCGCCGTCGTTGAGCCTCCACCAGATCAAACAGCGTCATGCTGAACCTCCTTGAAGCAGTCCCATCCACGCTCACGCGCAACCTGCAGATGCGTGCAATCCGTTCCCTGCGTCTCGCGGCGGATGGCCGACACGAGTCGGCACACCCATCTCCGCGCCTCGTCGCGCTCCTCGCGCAATCGGTCGTAGTCCGTGTCATTCATCGGCATGGAAGTCCTTGTTGCAGGCCGGGCAACTCCGCTTGCGATCTACCGTATCGACCACGCCGCAGAACCTGCACTTGTAGCAGTCCCATCCGCGATTCTGCGCGACATCGACGCTGGTCATGTTGGCTCTCTCCGCGACCAGCCGACAGATTTCCTGCTGCAGTAGCAGTTCAGTCTCCGCTGCATCGCGCAGTCGGTACTGCAGTTCAACGCAACGACGATTGCGTTCATTGACCTCCCGCCTCGCCTCGTCACGTTCTTCTCGCAACCTTCCGGCATCGCCGGATAGTTGCCGAAGCCGTTTGATCTCGTCGGCGGCTTCGCGGTTCATCAACTCAACGCTTTTGTCGTTGTGCAGAACAGCACGCAGCCGCGTCACGATGTCTTCGGTTTTGCTCACTTGCCGTCCTCCTTGAAGCAGTCCCAACCGCGAGCAGCCGCTTCGATTTCTGGATTCACGAATGTGCTACAGAACTTGCGCCGAGCCTCATCGCGCTCTCGCTGTATCAAGTCGCGATCTTCACACGCTGCGCGATGCTCCTCCGTCATCAACTTCAAATCGACGCGGAGCCGCTTGATCTGTTCGCGAAGTTCCCAGTCCGCCGACTTGATATTCGCGACTCGTTCCTCGCTGGAGAGTTGGAGTTCCTCGATTTTGTCTCGCGCTTGTTTCAGAACGTGATGAGCGACGGTCGCGGCGACGCGAAGGATCATCGGATCCTGCGTGTCCTTGCACGTCTTCCAGTCTGCGAGGAGATGCTCGATCCTCTGCGGGATCGTCATCTCGTCCCATGTCTTCGAGAAGTTGTTCTTCATCGCTCCTCCTTGAAGCAGTCCCAGCCGCGCTCCTCCGCCGTCCTGCGCTGATCGTCAAACGACATGGCGCACACCTCTCGCCGCGCCTCGTCGCGCTCGGCCATCAGCGTTTTTACGATCTTGCCGTGTTCCGTAAGCATTTCGGTGCGCTCGTCACTCATTCGGCAGACCTGACGGCGCAACAACTCAATCTCGTCGGCGGCTTCGGCGCATAGGCAATGCGGAATGCAGTTGCAGTTTCGCAGCCTCGCCACGATGTCATTGCTCATTCGCCACCCCCTTGAAGCAGTCCCATCCCATCTGTTTTGCGACTTCTCGCGAATCAACCCATGACAAATCGCAGATCAAGCGCCTCGCCTCGTCGCGCTCGGCGCGTAGCCGCTCGATCTCGTCGGCGGCGGCGCACAGGAGTCTCGCGTCTAATCCACCAGTCGAGCGCAGCCGCGCCACGATGTCATCGGTCATCCGTCACCTCCGTTTCCCGCACCACGCGATGCACCTTCACCTCGCGTGGTGCGCGAACGCACACGCGGCATCGCTTCGCGCCGACCGCTCGCACCTCCACATCCACCTCCCCCTGCGATGTCTGCAGGCGGACGAACTCGCGGTGATCGCGGATTCCGACTACCACGCACGTCTTATCCTCGCTCATTCGTCGCCTCCCGTGTCCGCGAGCAGACGCATCAGCGATTGCACGAACTTCGTCGCGACCTCGCGTCCGAACGCCTCCGCGACCGCGCTGCTGTCGTCCTGACTTTCCGCCGGGGTGCTGCCCTCAACGTAGATCGGCGCACGACCGTCCGGCAGGACGATCCACGCTCGCAGCCGCCATTCCGTTTCGACCGTGCCAGCGTCGTTGTCGGTCATCCGGTGCAGGTGCGGATGCATCGTATTGACGCTCATCGTGCTGGTGCGCTCACACACGCCGATCATGTCGAGGATCTCCAACGACGGAGGCTCCGTGGGATCCGCGAGCGTGATCTGATTCCATCGCCGGGTCATCGGGTTCCCTCCGTCTGCGCGGTCATCGCTCTGTACTGCTGCGCTGCAATGTACCTGTTCCCCGGGACAGCCGTGCCGTCCAGAATGCTTTGCAATCGCTTCGTCGCGAATCGCAGCCGCCACGCCGTCCAGACTGCGCCGTATCTCCGGGCCCAAGTGTCGTATTCCGCAAGGCAGGACTTCGTACTCCACAGGGCTACGGCAAGATCACGTTCGTGCGGTCGCTGCGTGGACTCCGCACGCGCAATCGCGGCGGCAGCATTGCGTTGGGATCGGTTCTTCATGTCTGACTCCTTCAGATTTGGCCGGGGTCATTCCCGGCACGACGATTGTAGGTTGTGTTCTCGTAGGGTGCAAGACGTGCAGGCGAGAATCCTGAGATTTTTTAGAATGCCCGGCGGCTGGGCGGCGGTGATCGCTATAGCCAGCCGTTCTCCCGCGCTCGCCGCGAGTCCTCGCGCAGATTCCTGCGCCAATCCTCTAGGTCGTTGATTCGGAACGCGATGATTGACGTGCGCGTACCGTCCCACGGATCAACCACATCCACGATGCGGACGCGCTCTCCACGAGGGAACAACCGATGATCGACGGCCTTGCCGTTTTGAACAGTCCACCAGTTGCTTTCAAACCCTTCCTCCCAATCGTGCTTGAGTCGGGTTCCGACCCATCTCCCATCAACGGACACCCACTCCGCAAGCAGCGAAATGTGTCCATCGCGAACGAATCGTGTCACGCGATCCTGCGACCATTTCATCGCGCACCTCCCAAGTCAACCAGCAGCGTTCCGAAACCGAGCACGAAAAACCGCTGCTCAGTCCAACTGCCTCCACGATCACGGCAGCGAAATGGTTCCGACCATGAGTCGCGTGACCATCGGCGGCATCGCACGACAACCGTATGATCCGTGACGCGCACAACCTCGCACTCCGTGAACATCAGCCTGTCCGAATGGTTCTTGAGGCGCAGACCTGCGCGGAAACTCTGTCGATTGACGCGAATATCCATGTCTGACTCCTTCAGATTTGGCCGGGGTCATTCCCGACACCAAGATTGTACGTTGTGTTCTCGCAGGGTGCAAGGCGCGTAGCCGAGAATCCTGCGCGTGTTTTCGATTTCCTCCCCGGCCCGATGCCGGGGAGGGCCGACTCCGGGTTAGATCGCCGCGCACATCTCGCGGAACTTCTTCTCCGGCACGAACGTGCCGCCGACGTAGATGCGCGACGGGAACTGCGCGAACCAGTTTCCACGACGCTTCGCGACCTTCCAGACGATCTGCTGCATGATCGTGATGGGCTGCGCGATGCCAGCCTTGCAAACCTGAATGCGGAAGTTGTATCCGCCGTCGTGCAGGATCTGGCACGACTCGACCGCGCCGAGTTTGCCAAGCAACTTGGCGTGCCATTCAAGGCACGTCTCGCGAGCCTTGCGTTCCGCAGTCTCGTTGATCTTTGCGGAATCCATCGCGCCGTAGGTGTAGTTCACGCCCTGCGAATCGGTGGAGAACGGGTTGCGCTGGATCGTTGCAGAAAAACTAGTCGCCTCGTAGAACTCCTGTGCGACTGCAGACGACATTCGGAACGACTGCTCACGGGTCAGCCCCCAGCCACCGCCCGGCAGCGCGTAGCGCGTGCTGATGGTGACGTACTGCTGCGTGAGAGTGCTCGCGATCTGCTCCTTCACATCCGCAAGACGAGAGAGGAGGGCGACGGCGATGGGGTCGGTTGGGGTCAGCATTGCGAAAGTCCTTTCGGGGTTGAGTCAGACGACGTGCCTGACGTGCGAAGTATGCCCTACTTCGGCATAGGGTGCAAGCGGCCTGCAGGAAAATCTTTCCGCTTTTGCCATTTTCTTTCCGCCCCCCCGCCTTGGGCTGCTGGGATGGCCCCGGCGGGGGGCGGGATTCGTCCGGCGACGGCCCTTCCAGACAGTTGCGCTCCGCGCACTCGCCGCGCCTTCGGCGCGGTTGAAATCAGTTGCATGGTGGGCGGTAGGAACACCATGACCCCGGATCGCGAGGTCAGGGATCAGCCGCACGGAGCCGCAGCGAGGTTTCCCATAGGCATCGTTTCCACCATTTCGCCGGGCCAGCCGCTTCCACGATGCAGGAGCGCAGCGCGTTCGCGCTGGCGCGGGGTAGGGTCAGTCCCCGCGACTCTGCGGCATTCGCCGCGCCCGTCTAGCCGAGATACGGAGCCTCTCGCAAGGCTGCAGCGTTGCGGTCTGACCGCGTTGCTTCCCCGTGTTTGCGTGGTATGCTGCTCACGCCTCAAGTTGAACGCTGCACGGCCCTGTCTTGGCAGGCTTGGCCGAACAGCGGGTGGAAGCGTAGCGACCCGGATTTGCCTTGCAACCGGGTCGCTCCCTTTTTGCGGCGAAAAACTTTTTCCGATTTTTCGTCCCTAAGTGTAAAGTCGGGTTGCACCCTGCGCCGATACAGGCTATCGTTCCGACATCGAAACGCACGCCGCGTTTCCCAACCCGAAAGGAAATCGACCCATGAAGATCGTCACCCTGCAGGATGCCGCGCAAGACCGTCACGACGCGAAGGATCGTTTCAACGCGATGTGCGACCGCGCTGCCGCGACTCGCCGCGCCAAGCATGGCATGACCTGCGACGAGGCGGGAATCCTCGCCGCCGCAACCGACCCGCGCATCGGTGTTCTCTGCCGCAAGGGACGCAGCGTGTTCTACGCGGTCATTGACGGCGAAGTCGTGGAGGCTCGCGATATCGCAATCATCGTCACCGCGCTGAAGGGAGGTGCAGCGTGAGCAATATCCCGACCTACCCCCGCGTCAAAGGCCGCATGAAGGCCGACGCGCTCAATCTCCGCAGGCGCGTGGATGCGCTCAACCGGATGCTCGCGACCGCCGATGCCAACACGGTCAACAACGTCGCGTACGAGATTGAACGGCTCGCCAACTGCATCGCTGCCGACGCTCGCGAGGTTTCCCGCGTGTCGCAGATGCGTCTCATGGGAGGTGCAAGGTGAAGCACGATCAGGCCACACACAACGCAATCGAACTCGTCAAGCGGCTCGACGCGATCCGCAGCAACCCAGCCATCCCCGCCACCGTACGCGGGGAACTCTCCTCCTTCCGCATCCGGCTGGCGCACGCCCTCGACCTCATCGCCTGCGACGGGTGCGGGGAACTCGTCTGCAGCGACGACGCGCTCGACCTGACCGAGATCGCGCTCTGCGAGACCTGCTGCAAGCGTGACGGGATCCGTGGCCCCCGCTGCGGCCCGGCGGCAACCTGCGACGACACTCCCGTGTTCATGCGCGACCTCCCGGTTGAACTGGACTGAGGATCCGCTACACTCCGGCCCGGACATCTTTTCCCCCATGCGACCCCCGGCGATCCGATCCGCCGGGGGTTGTTTCATCATGCAAAACGCCGGGGGTGTCGTCCGTGACCTCCCCCGGCGGTAGCGATGGCGCGTCACTCCTCCGGATCGCCTAGCGTCTCCGGTTCGGGTCGCGGAGCGGCCCCGGCAGCATCCTGCGCCTGCGGGTCGCCCTTGAAGGGTATCAGGCGATTCAGCGCGTCCCGGCGGCGAGCGCACCCGCCACACGGTCGAAATCCGACTGCCTTGGTAGCCGATTCGATCACGTCCCCCAGCCCTCGCCATTTCTGAGGGCGTGGAGAGGCTGCTGGAGCCTCCGCGACCGTAGACGGGTCAGATGCCCTCCCTGCTGTTCGGACGGCTCCACGGGGCATTCCCGGCCTGCCGCAGCCGTAGATCGGTGGATCCTCCAGATCCCCGCCTCTACTGACGCGCTCCGAGCAGGATTCGCAGCCGGAAACGTCGAGGTTTTTTTCGCACGCCGCCGACCGTCCGCAGACGTGCCACGCCCGGCAATCCACGATAGGAAGCGTCAGAGTTCCGACGGTGATGCTGGTTCCGGTCAGATGGCTCATACGGTTCCACAATCATGCACGGTAAGGTCGGTCGCCTGCGTCTCGCAGTACACGCCGCCGTTCTGGAACGCCGTGACGCATGGGACAGGCAGCGGATGGTTAGCCTCCCAGACCTCGCAGTCCGGGTAATCGACCGGACAACAGGGCGCGGGATTGTAGATGAGCGGATGACATCTGCACTCGTACGATGGATCCGGCATCGACCCGCAGAGCGTGTGCCAGCCGTACACACTGACGTACGGCGGATCCACCGGAGGTGTCACCACGATGTTTTCCAGCGGCCAGCCGGATCGGGCAGGGCATTTCGGGACGGTGACGATGTTGCCCGGATCGACGCAGATGTCCTGCGTCGTCGCCTCCTGCTCGACCTCCAGCCAATCGTACCGCTCGCCGCTCGCATACTCCGGCATCGACAGGCAGTCGATGACGTAGGGGAGATCGGTCGCCGTGATTTTGCAGACCGTCGTCGCCAGTTGTCCCGTTCCCGCCTGATCCTGCAGGCAGTTCGGCGCAAACGTACCCTGATGCAACGCCTCAAGGCGTTGCGAGACGCAGCAGTATTTCTTCGGGCTTTTGCCGCGTAGGATGACCGTGATCGTTCCCGTCGCCGCGTCGTAGGTGATCGGGCCTAGTTCAAACTCGTCGCCCGGTAGATACGCGGCTCGCGTGACGTACAGATCCCACGGACAGTTGTCGCAGGGCTGACGATTCCCGAACCAGAAGAAATCCGCCCACTTGTTCAGTACCGTAGCCTGCACCTGCGGCCCGATCCGAGCATTGATTTTTTCCGCGAGTGTCTTTGCCGTGCCGGAAATGAATCGGACTTCCAGACCGCAGATGAACACGTCGAGCGTTGTCATCTGACCCCAGCACGTCGGATACACGCCGGGCAACCACGTCAGGAACTGCGTTTGCACCCATGTCTGCAACGACGCTGGATTGGCAGGATCGAATCCATCGTTCAACGGAAGGCATTCATTCAGGGTCAGCAGCAGCAAATCCTCAACGTGATACTGCGTTCCCATGAGCGTGCAATCGTTGACGCTGTAGCACGTCGTGACCACAAAACTCTCGTACGGGTCGAGCACTCCGGCGCAGGCGTTGGGATCCGTATCGCAGGGATCCTGTCCCCCGCAGCAGTCGGATGCGATCAATGCCCAGCAGTTCGGGCATGTAGCCTCAACCTCATAGACCTGTTCGATCTGGTTGGGACAACTGAACGGAGATGGCAGACAGTCATAGCCTCCACCCGGATTCGGAACCGGATTACCGTTCAAAAACTCGCACGGTTCGCAACTGCCGATTTTCGCGCTGGCAGCAAACTGCACGGTGATGATCTGATCCGGGGGGCCGTGATCGCATCGCACGTTCGGAGGTACGCCGGGAAGACTGACGCAAAGCGACAGCGTGCTTTCGACGGTGATGTGCTTGCCGGGGACTAGGCCGTACTGGTCGCAGAGGTCGTAGCAATCCGCGATCAGTTCCGTGCATGGAGCCTCAATCGGATCAGGATTCTGCACCAGAGGGCCGCAGCCGATGATGGTCACGTCTCCCATCGTTCCCGGCGGCAGTTGCTGCGTCCCTAGGCCAAGAGGCCGACAACAGGGTTCATTTCCCTTGGCGAACGTGCCGACCAGCGTTCCCACGTTCGTCGGCCACGGAGAGGACGGATTCGGACAGGGGCCGACATCTGTCCCCGTTAGCACATAGAGACAGCAGTCGTACGCGAGCACATAGCACACGGTGGGATCTGGTGGAACGGGAATCCCGATTGACTGCATGTACGGCGTGCAAAGGTCGATCCGATCCGGCGCACCCTCGCAGTTGTTGAAGTTGCAGCACGGAACGAATAGATCCGGGCATTTGAGCGCGTAGTAGCGTTCGGAAACTCCGCAGCAACAGGCGACGACCGTGGTGGCACTCATCCCTCGCGGACTCCTCTCGCCCGGTCGAAACCGTAGTGCCTCTCAAACTCCGCGAGCACGTCCGGATGAACCCTGCGGTGCTTGCTGCCCGGCAATCGCATCCCCTGCAGTTTGCCCTTATCTATCCATTTCGTCACGGTGCGGACGGCCACGCCCAGCCGGGTAGCGATCTGCTGCGTAGACAACCACTTGACATTCATCTCGCCGGGACGGTCGAGCATTGGAACGATGCGATTTCTCGCCTTCGTCACGCCTAGTACTCCATGCCGTGCATGTCGACGTAATCCGGCGAAACGAGATACCACCCCTCCGGTATCTCAACCTGATTCCCGCTCAAACTCCATTCGCCGTTCACAAGCGCATACACGCGAGCATGGGCATTGGGGCCGATCCGCAGGGGGCTTCCCTGCTTCACCAGCACCGTTCTGCCGCATCCACTCGCGCACGCGAGCACCAGCGCGACGAAGGCGAGCATCGTCAGCATCGCTCTCCACCGCGATGTGACCGCGTTCGATGCGGCGGTCGAGGTACGAAATGAGGGCGAGCGCGATCTGCGCGACGATGCGGTCGAACATGGCATCACTTGGCTCCAGCAGACTCGCTGCTGACCTTGTCGTCCCGCGCCAGCATCAGGCCAACGCCTGCGATGATCGCAGCGACGACCGCACCCCAATCGGAAACGGTCGTGGGATCGGAATCGAAATGCGCCGCGATTGCCGATCCAACCGCCACCAGAATCGCACCAAGCCCTGCCGTCGTTGTGCGCCAACTCGCCTTCATGGTCGGTTCCTTTCAAGGTGATTCAAGCGTTCGGTCAAATCGCGCAGACGTTCGGCCATCTGCGCGTCGGTGAGTGTAAGAGCAACCTGCGTCTTGGCAAGTTCCGCCACGATGCTGCCGATCTCGCGAACCTCCTCAACGGTCTGGGTCAGTTGTGCGTCACGGCGACCCATCTGAATCAACGCGATGGCGATTCCGGAGCAGAGGGCGACGAATGAAGCCCATGTGGCGATGAGTTGCTGCACGTTTCGGGATTGATCGCTCATGGTCGTGTCCGTGATTGGTAGGGGGTGGATTCCCGGTGGGATTCTACCTACCCGAGCGGATCAGGCCATGCGGGTCGCACAAATAATCGTCGCGTTGTTTCCGCTTGACTGATGATCGGTTGCATTCAGAATCAATCCGCCAGCGACCGCACTATTGGCTTGGATTTTGATGGTAGTGCTCGCTCCGAGCGTGACAATGGCGTTCATGGCGAATGCCATCTGCGATTGGGAAAGGGTTGCCCATGTATTTCCCGCCGACGCATAGTGAGTCGTCCCGGTTGATACCCGCGCCGAACAAAGCGAAATGCCTGATACGGCGGCTTTTCGGAGGGTCACATGAGCGTTGATCAGCCATTTACCTGCCCCCAATGTCACCGATGGCCCGTCGTACCATGTATTGGCGTTGGTCATGCTGACCGTCGCAGCCAAAGCCGACGATTGCGTGAGCAACACGACATCCAGATTGCTCAGGAGTCCGAGACCGTATCCGGGAGAAACCACCTGCGGATTCCCGGCTCCCGATCCTGTTTGCCTGCCGAGGAGAGTTCCCTCGTTCATTGGCGCGAGCGTCGCTAGAGCCTCGCCTGCGCTCGTCATGTCTGCGATGTACTCTGTTTTCGTGCTCTCAAGATTCGCATGTACGAGGATTTTCCCCTGCGTCGGGTGCGCGTGCTCCACCGTTCCAATCTGCATCTGCCAGTTTGGCTTGACAGGTTCGGTGGCGGTCAGACCGCCGGGCGTGGTCGCGCTTAGATAGACCGAGGCTCCATCGGCAAACGCCTGCGTATCCAAATCGGTCAGCGTTCCGGCAATCAGAACGTAGCCCGTGCCGTTGTTGGCGATGTTCGCAGCAGCGAGGCCGATAGCATCGGTCGTCGCGTATGCGTCTGCCTGAGCCAGCGCAATCGTCGGGTTCTGTCCGAGCGCACCCGAAATCCGCACCGCTGCGCCCTTGTTGATCTGTGCTCCGGTGTTGTTCCGAGCAAGAATGCGAACAGAGTCTGCCGTGCTTGCTACGGGAGCGGTGGACACCGAAACGATGCGACCGTTCGCGTTTGTTCCGAGCATTGGCGCGGACGGAAGATCGGTCAACTGCACCGCGCCCGTGTGCTCAAACCCAGCGACCTCGTTTCCTGCCGCACCGCTGTTCACGCGCCGAATGTTGGCGGTCGTCGTTCCCGCACCCGCGCTGGTCGTCTGATATTGCAATGCGAGCGGCAGATAGAACGGACTTACATCCGACAGTAACCATGTCCGACCTGTATATGAACAGGTGAAAATCTCCCCGACTTCCAACCCCGCGAGTCCGGGAACCGCTTGGGTCGGATACGGGCCAGCCGCAGAATCGTTGCTGTATCGCCGTGGAACGATGGATCCCTGCATCGACATAGGTCATCCGATCTGCGTAAGCAGGTTGGAAATCTGAAGAGCAATAGACTGACTAGCAAGAGGTTGCGCGGATTCGCGCTGCGGAGGAACCACCTGCGGGAACTGATTGCCGAGCGACTGCTGATACAGCACCGCTGGTTCGCTTGCATGATCCTCCGGCGGGATGAGCGCGATTGGCATTGGCACGGGCGTAACGAGATCACCTGCGCTTTTGACGCTCACGCCGAGCAGACCGAGGATGCCATCACCCGCTGCCGCGCTGGTCGGAGGCCGGATCTCCACGAATGCCACGCTTCCGGAATCATGCGTGAACAACTGCACCGGAGGCAGAGTCGGAGAGGTGCGTGTAGAGAAATCCTGAGCAGGAAACTCCACGCTGTCGTAGCAGCCATTCCAGTTCAACTGCACAACCTTGAAGTTGCTGTCCACCATCCAGCATGGTGCGCCGAATCGCGCCTTTCGTGCGTCTATCAACTGCATCGGCGGAACGGGTATCCCGGACGGGCATTCGCATATCGCGATGTCCGCCTGATTCATACTCCCAAACGCCCACACGGAACCAAATGCAGCCGATGTACGGCGATATGGCCACATCATCGCGTCGAGCGGCAGATCGTAGATCGTATCGTCATGCGCGATGTATCGAACATTGGTGGATGCAATCAGGAAACTCCCGGCGACATATACGTTGGAGAAGTTGTTCGCTGGTGTCCTGTAGTTGTCCGTCGCCTGCCAATGCTCGCTCTGGATTCCGAGAGTGTTGCTGAAAAAAAACGCTTTCCACGGGCAGTACGAGTTCCAGAAGACCGGAATATTTACCGGATCGCTCGCCAGATTGACACCGTAGGACGGAAACCCGGACGGGCTACCGAGAATCCGGTATACCGCTGGCATGGCTTGAATGCTCTTGCGATACGGATACAGCGCAGAACCGGGGTTCCACGCATACGGTCGTTTGATGTTGGCCGATCCGGCTGTCGGGAACGTCCATGTGATTACATGATCCTCGTACAACCAGAGATCATGCAGCGCGGGGACGTATTGATAGGCAATCAGCATCGGTTAGCCCCACGTCAACCCACCGATGACTCCGATGTCTGCGAAATCCGCAACGAGATCGTTCACCTGCTGCAGTATCTGCTGCTGAGTCGCCTCGCTCGCGATGTCGGGCGTGTTGCTGGCAGTCGTGACCCGCCCATAGGCATCGACCGTAAGGGATGCCGCAACGAACGATCCGGCTGGATTGGGATTCAACGGCGTAAACGCGCCCTGCGATCCGCTGACGTAGACCGCGATGTCCACCGGGGAAACGTCGATGGTTGCGTTTGTCTCCGTGACCGTGACGGTGATCGTATCTGGCATCGTCAGGCTCCTACCTTCGGCACGACCTGCAGGGGCTGGCCTGCGAGGTAACGCATCACCACGCCGCCAGCCCATTCGATCTCAAGGTCGTATCGCCCGTTGCCAAGCGGGAAGCCTGCCGTCGTCGCTGCAGGCACGACCAGCACCTTGTTGTTGGCTCCCGTACCCGCGATGATCATGCCGTTGGCCGTCGTGGCCTCCAGAAATGCCGCTTCGTTCGGCATCGCGCACCGCACTCTCCACAACGTCGCGGTCGCGATGTCCGCGACTCCGGTGATCGTGATGCCCGTGCGGTACGTCGCGCCCTTGTTGAAGATGATGCTAAAACGGTCGGTTGCCACGGGTCACTCCAGACAGATCGTCTTTATCGCCTGCGGCATGGAGAACCAGTATTCTCGTTCCGCTGGCGGGTTCTGCGTAGTGTACGAGTTGGTCGGGAACTGCTCGCACATCATCACGATGGTTCCCGCCATGATCGCTACGGGCTCCACGATGATCTTGGTCGGGTCATAGTCGCTCTGCCGTACTCCCGGCCCGATGACGTTGTTCAGATTGCCCGGCCCCTGATATACGTTCGGTGTCTCGCAGAGATTCCGCGCCTTCAGCGTGCTCGCCGTCGTGCTGCGAGCGAATGCGCCGATGGTGACACCCGCAGGGCATACGACCGTCGGATCCGGTTCGATCTCGCGGAACGTGTATCGGTACTGCCAGAGACTGTTTCCGCTTGCTCCGCACGGCTCGCTTGACAGGATCTCTGCCGGGAAGATCCTGCACATCGGCTCCATGACATTCAACGTCATGGTTCCGGATGACAACCGCCTCGCCTGCACCATGCCCGTCCCGATGACGATTTCGCGAGGGTCGTTCGGCAGCAGGCCGTCCGGCCCGAGCCTCCAATCCTCCTCCGCGCATTCGCTCAGGGTAATGGGAACGACCTGCCCGTCGCGCTCACCGAGCGTGAATCGGTACATCGACAGCCGGAACACTCCGTTCGGGAGTGCCACCCATCCTCCCCAGACGACGCGCCCAAGGCTCGCCTGCGCCCGGTTGACGAGATTCGCAGCGATCTGCGTGTTTGCAGCCGCAGGACTCCAGTTCGGAGGGGTGGCGACGTTCTTGGCGACCGCTCGCGACTCATGCACCATTCCGACGAACGTGGATCGCCTGCTGCGCGGCGTGGTCACCGCGACGTTGTACGTCGTCTCCGCGAACTCCGGCGACCGCACTCCGTTGGCCGGAAGAGCGGCACGGTTGTTCGGGTAGTGGGTCTGACCCTCGCAGGCACGCAGCGGATACACGATGTCCACCGCACCGGGGCTGCGGTTGTACTGCATCGCGTCCGATCCCTCCCAGAGATCGTAGAGCGGTTCCGCCGTCGCGGTGACGATGCTAGGCGGCTCCAGACCAGAGCCGACGGCTCGCTTGTTGTTCGTCATCCACGTTGCGAGCAGAGTTCCGTTGTTCTCAATCGGGACGAGCAGGTACTTTTCCGCTCCCGCTGCGGCGACAGGATTCCAGATCAGGGCGTACCCCGACAGGGACAGCACGGTGTCCAACATCAACGCAAGAGAAGCCTGCTGCGGCCACTTGTAGTTGGCAACGCGATCCAGCAGCGCGGCGTTAGGCGCGTATCCCGTCGTCGGGAACGTCTCCAGCAGGGCTGCGCCGCCACCCGTACTAAGGTCGTTCTTGATGTCCTGCACCAGTTCCAGCAGGGAGGTCGGGTATGTCGCGCTGTCAACATACCTGCCGTCGCTGCTGTACTGTCGCGGAGTCATCGCCGCAGTATTCGATGCATCGGTAGACGTTCGCGCCCAATGGAATCGTATGTCCGTGGCCTCGACCACCGCGATGCCCGAGCCTCCTCCGACCATGAACAACGGACGCGGCGGGAGCAGCAGCACGTTCATCGCAAACGCAGTCGCCGCGCTGTTTTCCCGCCACTTGAACACGCACGACGCTGTTCCCAGCCATCCGTTGTTCGCATAGAGGTTTGCGAGCGCGGACTGCGCTATCAGCACGCGAATGCGTGCGCGATTCGTCGCGCCACCGGGAACGTCGATGCAGAACAGATCGCTGATCGGCAGGTCTGCCATCCGTGCGATTTCCCGCACCTGCTCGTCGGGAACGAGAGCAGGCACGATTGCACCGGAGGTCAGTTCAAACCATGCTTCGATCATGTGACGAAGGTTTCCGTTGCGCCTGTCCCATACTTCTGGTCGGCGGACATGCTTCCGGCGAAAACGCTCGCGCTGGTGTCCTGCGATGCCGTGGTCGCGACCTTAGCGATGGTCGGAACCAGCGTGCTGCTTGGAGCACCCCATGCTCGCACGTTGCCAAACGCTCCCGTCGCCTGCGTGGCGAATCCGCGTCCTGCATTTCCGTCGTCAATCATCGCGTAGGTGCGTTCAAACGTGCCGACGAAGACGCGGTTGCCCTGCGCGTCGAACTTGCCGAATGTGACGTTCCAATCCTCCGACAGCACGAATGCTCCGGTCGGCAGAGGGCGCAACACCTTCCCCGGAGCGACGTTGGCCTTCGCGACCTCAATCCGTTCACGAACGGTCGCGAGCGGCTTCTGGGTCTGAAACACTAGATCCGCGCCCGTGACGTACATGGGAGAGAGGCGCACAAGGCCGCTTTTGTATCCTGCGTTCGTCACGGAGATGTTGTGCGCGACGATCTGAACATAGTTGTCGTTGCTGTTCTGATCCTGATACTGCGCTGACGCATACTTGCCGTTGAACTCCGTGTTCATCGCGGTAGTTCCATCTACCTGCGAACCGTAGGTGACGGTGATCTCGCCGCTATCTGTCAGATTCTGCTGCAATAGAACGACGGCGGAAACGCCGGGTGAAGGTGCGGGACTCGCATCGCAGTTCTCCATGCCGCTGAGTGCCGCACTCAACCAATGTGGAACCATCGACACATACCGATACACGGTCGTCGGGGGATCTCCGGAGGTGACCGGAGTCCATGCGCCATACGGGTTCACCATTCGATTCATGGTTCGCGTGATGGTGAACGGCTTTCCGATCATGTACGCAAGAGGAACGATTGCCGCGCTGGTTCCCGACGTGCTTGCAGGGAATGTGGTCGCGTCCAGTTCAAATCGGATCGACGGCCCGGTCAGGATGTTGCGTTCCGTGATCCGCAGTCGCGTCACGATGACGTTTCCGAAGTTCGCGTTGATCCTCGTCTTGCTGAGTTTGACCGCTGCATCAACGAGAACGCGATTTCCCGTGCCGTTGACTCCTCCGTAGGTAACCCGGAGATCACCCTCCAGTTCGCAGGAAAAGGAGCAGTTTGCAACGCCAGCCTGTTCGGCAGAGCGTTCGTACGAGAACTCCATGTCTCCGGCTCGCACCCAGTTCGGCAGATCGTGCTGGTGCTGCTCATCGACGTATTGATACGTCAGGATGGTGTTGGTCGGATCGTATGCGAACGATGCCGACGTGCGTCTCCACCCCTCTCCGGGAACGTCGCTCCACACGAGATTCCGGAACAGATCCGCATGTCCTACCTTGTCCGTCCATGCTGCGGTCGTGGCGATTCCCTGTACGCCATCCTTCGGCATGAATGCGCGGATCTGTCCATCCACGGTGCGCGACAGTCGTCCGGTCGGATTTAGGCTCATCGACTGTCGCCAGACATGGGAAAGCAACGGGCGCGTCTTGCACCACGGCTCCTCCTGATGGATGTCAAGCCGCACCAGCATGAACGTCGTGCCGATGACCTCCGTCGCAGTCGCCTTGACGAACGGCCCCCCGTCGCTCGTCTCCGTGTACACGAAATCGACCAGACGAGACGCAGGCGTGTGCGGCTCGTACATCCGAACGTGCTGCATTCGGTTTCCGGCGCGGTTCAAAAACGCCTGCATCGCCTGCCAATCAGCCACGCTGATCGTGGCCGTCACGACGGCGTTCAGCCGACTCGCGACCGGAATCATTCCGTCCTCCGCGAGTATCGGAGTGCTGTCGTATGACTCCAGATCGGCGTTGTGCAGATATTCGATGGCCGAATCGCGTGTTCGGAGTTCGATGGTGACGGACATTCAATACCTCCGTCCCGTGATCGCCTGATAGTCAGCCATGAACCAAGCGTTCACGTTCCCGGCTGCAGGTTTGTTCGCCGCAATGATGATGCCGAGATAGTTGAGAATGCTCTTGATCGCCTGATAGATGTAGGCGACGAATCCGGCTAGACCTCCCGCCATGCGGAAGGCTCCCATGAAAACGTCGATGTACTTCGCCAGATCCGTCAGACGACCGACGAACGATGTGAACTGCCGTGCCACCGAGAAAAACGCAGCGCGGAACGCATGAAACGTCGTCGCGGCCATAGCGATGACCCCGTTGAGATCGCGCATTACCGCTGCCTGCGCGTCCGACGCTAGCGTCGCCATGCGCTGCGATTGCGCGTAGGCCGCGCCGTTCTGCGTAGCATCGGCCAGTTGCCGCTGGAACGCCGCCAGCCGCTCCTGCGCCGTCGCCACCATCAGCGCACCGCTGAATCGCGTGAGGTCGGAAATGCGCCGTTCCACTACCTCCGCAGCGGTCGACAGCATTTTGAATCCGACCACCACGCCGCCAGCGGCAGCGAGGACTCCAAGGAACACGGGAGCAGCGATTGCCAGCGTCCCGGTCAGACCTGCCAGCATCGCGCCTGTTTCCGTCGCCGTCGTTCCGAGTGCAGCGAACGATCCCAACGACGGCATGGATAGAAACCCGCCGACCTCTCCACGAATCGCCGCGATCCTGCCGAGTTGCTCCATCA